ATCGAAGAATTTAGCGATAGTCTTGCCGTGCTCCTTGCCGATCTCCGAACGTACGGAGAAGTGGGCTTGGAAGTCATCCAGCAATGCTACGGTGTTACGTGCCAATACAATAGTATCGACAGTGATGTTCACGTTACTGAACTCAGTGGTAGTAGGAGTCGGTGCGACACCAGCTACTACAGCCTGCAGAGTTGCATTACCAACACGGTCATTCGTGATGGTGTCAGTACCTTGAACGGATTTGATATTAACGAACTGACGCATGATGGACAGACGCTCAAGAGTTCCTTCAACCTCGCCACCGTACTCTTCGATATGCAGAGCCCATACGTCTCCTGCGCCAAGGTCTTGTCCGGGTCGTGTGATAGGTAAAGCCATGTGTAAATCTCCTTAATTAGTTTTGAAGCGGTTGCAGTCGCCACTGTGACGCTGCGTGCTTCAGTGTGTATTGTGCTCTGGCTTCCAACTGTGCAACCTTGGCTGCATCTCCTGTACGGATAGCCTTGCGTTTCTCGTCAACGTATTGACGGCGTGAGATAGGTTCAACTGCATGCGAACTTGGTGCAGCTGCATCCGGTTGAACCATAGTATTAGGTGTTGAGTCCTTAAAGCCGGGGCTCGCCATGTATGCCTCCTTCAGTGCGTGCGCTGCGAGTTTAGCTTGGACTCCTCCGGCTGCCAGCATAGCATTGTATTCGTTCGCTGCCTCTGGAGAGAGTCCTGCTTCTGGTGTAGTAGTCCATTGAGCAAGTTGATCCCATGCTTCCTTGCCCCCTACTATATCGTACACCTCTTTGTTCCGTGCTTCCGCAGCATCCTGCTCCTTCTTGATCTCCGCGTGATACGTGGTAGTCAGTAAGGCAACCTGTTCTGCTCCGAGCTTCTGTTCTAGTGCTTGTACTGTAGTATCCGAGAGCTTACCATTCTGGTACAGCTCGTTGCTTAACGCTACTGGGTCGAACCCTGCCTCGTTCACAATCTTAGCAGCAGCATCCAGTGCTGGATTCCCTGTGGGCTCGTACTGCTGTGGTTCCTGAGGAGGCTCCTGAGGAGGCTCCGGTACGGGGTCTTGCACAGGCTCCTGTACAGGGTCTTGTACTGGCGCAGGTGCAGGTTCTTGAGCTACTGGCTGTGCAATAGGCTCAACAGGAGGCTCTGTAACGGGCGATCCTCCCGGAGGTATACTAGGGTTAGGGACTTGATGTGTTTGTGCAGCAGGAGGGCTCTCAGGAGCTCCTACGGGTGCTTGTGGTTCATCTGCCATTCTATACTCCACCTTGCGGATTCATCTCCGCTTGCTGTTGCATCATCTGGTGCTGCTGTTGGATCTGTTGCACCTCCTGCTCCGACCGTAAGAACTGCTCGGCATCGATCCCTCTGTTCGCAGCCAAGAGCTGGACGAGTGGATCTTCCTTGAGCCGAATAGCTAAGTTCTCTGGTACTTGCGAGAGTGCTGCGAGATCCTGAATGAACAGGAGCATAGAGTCCGCATCGCTATCACGTTGTAATGAGTCCATACCTGTGACTACCATAGGCTGGATCTTCTTACCATCAACCTTGAAGTCGATGTCATTCAATGCAATATACGCAAGTGGTGTCTGGAAATCCTCGGCGAGTGTACTGTATACCCCACCTAAGCTGGACTCAAGTTCCCTTGCTTGTTGCCTGATCTCTTCTGCTGTGCGTTATATTCGTACAGAGTCGTTACTTCTGTACCGCCCGAAGGCTGCTATGTATTGCTACATAGAGTAGACTATATCTTGGGCTGTATTTAGCCCCTACCTGTTTCGAGGCACTTGCCTCTACTCCCTTGCGGGATAGTCGTTACACTCATCTTAGCTTAGATGTGACACTCGACCAATTCTTTCCTGATCTAATCGACTTTATACAGTCAACACTTACTGCCAAGTTCAGCCTATCTCTAGTCTGACGTGCAGTCCCGGTATGTCGTAAAGCCCATATAGCTTTTACATCTTCTTCCGTAAGTTTGCGAAACGGATTCTTCATACCGTGATTAGTCTTTAGCCCTGAGTCGTACGCATGCCTCACGTTATGCGAAGCTGAGCACCACTCAAGATTATCAACAGTGTTGTTGTACCTGTTACCGTCTTTGTGATTAACTTGTGGCAACCTGTGTGGATTAGGAATGAAATGCTCTGCTACCAGCCTATGTAGTGGATGGAATTTCTGCAGATGGATCTTAACGTAACGATTAGTTTTAGAGATAGTTGTTCCTTTAAGTACTTTCCCTGTAGTCTCGTTACGCACAATTCCTAGAGTGTCGATGCTGAACTCGTGCTTGAGTCCTGCGATATCTAGCTTTACTTTTCTGTACATGTTTTCTCCATGTGTAGTTAAAAGTAAGATTAGCACGGTATTGTCCATTAAGGAGTTCCACCGTTTTAAGGTAGTTTATAGAGAGCCATTGTGTTAACCCTCTCTGCATCACGTGTAATAGCTGAGCCAAGCAGGAATGCCTGACCGAGCCTTCGTTCTAGTTTATCGAGTAAAGCAGTGGCGGTGTTCAGATCCCTGTCCTTGCCTAGCAGGATTGCTTTGATGTCCTGCTCTCTGCCGGGGACGTACTCACCGGATTGTGCTCTATTTAATGCACCTACATCCGTAACCCCTGCAGGGTCAACGAGAAATTTAACGTCCGCAGCAATAACACCTGCACGTACGAGTGCTTCAGTGAGCAGAGAGACAGAGCTGAATGTACCTGCGTACTCCTCAACCAGTCCTACCCCGTACTGCCAACCACGAGGGAGGTTCCATGTTAAAGGAATCCAAGGCAGGTCTTTCTTAGCCCATGACCCTGTGGAACCCAGTGCTACACCATCCACTGCTTGTGTCATCTCGTACCTACCATCAGGAGTCCGTTCGATCCGAGTGTACAGTACGACGTTCTGATCATCGTCCGTCTTCGGAAGCGCATCCTGAATCTCTTGAGGTAGATTAGCTTTCTTCTTGTGATCCTTGGTGATCAGCAGGACAACCTCGCCCGACAGATCCCGGCGTACCACGTAATCCCTGAGGTTATACACCTGTACTGCGTCACCGTTGTCCGGTGCATAGAACAAAGTGTTACCAGTTACGATTAAGTGTTTCATAGCGAGCACGATGTTCGCTCTCAGTCTACGCTTGAGTAGCGACTTAATAGCTTCTCGCTCTGCTTTACTGAATACCGATTCCAGCTCAGGGATAGTCATACCACCAGCTGAGATGATCTCACTCTTAGTCTTTGCATCCGCATCCAGCCTAAAGAATGGGCGGGATGGGTTGAATAAAGCGAACACCAGCTTGTTAGCTAAGTGGTTCACTCCCTGAGCACCGAGGCTCTGGTAGTCCATTTGTACTTCATCCCCTGCTGTTTGGTTCTCCATCAACAGGGTAGGTAATGTCCAACCTGCGTACTGTTCGCATCTACTGAGAAGGTCGGACTTGTCTGAGTTCAGCTTCTGGAACTCTCCCTCCATGATCCCAGTGGAACCGAGGGTTGTCTGTATTTCAGCCATTATGCAGTCCTCACTTCTCTGATCGCTCTGCCACCACGACCGCCAACGTTATTCTTCTCATCCTCTAAGGCTTGACCTACGAGTAACCTGTTTCCTTTCTGTAAAGCCGGGCGGTTAGTGCGTGCTGCTTGCATGTACTGCTCCGCGGAGTCCGCGTACCTGTCCCACCTATCAATTTCCTCTTGGTCGGGGGCGGTGTGCTCTGCGCTAGTATCCGCGTACGTGCCTCTATCTCCGTACACAGGCTCTGAGTCCGCTTGTGTTTGTGCGGATAAAAAGGATTTAGGTCTATCGACAGTGAGCATGTGCTTCCATGCTGAGTTGATGTAAGTTTCTTCTTCTGTGAGCGGAACAGGATTACCTAACCAGTCCTTCTCTTCGATACCGGGGAAGCCTCTGCCGTACAGCTTAGTGGAATCCTGATACTCAGTGCCTACGTACTTACGAGTAGTTCCAGTCTTATTATCCCCGCTGTATTCCCATTCAACTTCCTCTTCTCCTGCGTAATCACCTCTATCACCGTATGCCATTAGCCAACTCTCAATCCGGTGTTAGGAGCAGTAGGGATAGCAGCCTGTACTTTCCGCTTCCCTTTATCAGTTCTCCCACCAACCTTTAAGGAGCCAATTTCATAGTCCGGCTCATCCTCTTCGGACTTCTTAGCGAGCTGTGCAGCCTGTGCATCAAGTAGTCTCTGCTCCTTGAGCTGCTTCTCTTGTGCTTCCCTGTTCTTCTGTGCTGTATGCCGTGCAGTCTGCTGCTGTTTAGCGGAGGTTGCAGCACTAGCACCTGCAGCTACGATCATAGCAATCGCAGAGAGTGGATCTCCCATATTATAGCTCCTTGTAGAACGCGCCTCCCTTCTCCACGAAGCCGAGGTACTTATAAAGTTTCTTGATTCGATCCATCTGGTAGCCAGAGGAGATCCCGAATACTAAACGATCAACGAAGCAGGTCGCCTCGAAGTGTTTGAATAAGTTTAATGCAGCATGTAAATTACGATACTCAGGTTGTATGTAAAACATAACTTCAGTTACCTGAGATACGGGCTCAAAGATATCCATGGACTGTATACCTAGCAAGCAACCAACAATACCTCCATCCTCGTACAGCACAGAGCCGGTGAGGTACTTGTTGTGATACAGTTCTAAGAAGTTAGCTAGGATGTACGAGGTATCCGGTTCAATGTCAGCGTGTGATGGGTGATCCTTGAACCAGTTAGGTATCTTCACAGCCATAGCATGCAGATCACCTGCTATAAGGGAATCGATCATTCGAGTCCTCCTTTAGCAGACCACTGCTTGATGAACTGCACTAC